TTGATGGCTCTGCGGGGTTTCCGTTAGGAGGCTTGATTTCCGGTATTACCCCTTTGTGGGCATCGGAAATTGAGCCTTTTCCTATTCGTGTAACAACGAAAAGACTGCCACAGATGAAACATTACGGAGATATTTCAAAGATGAACGGTGGAGAGATTCCTCCCGTTGACATCATAACCTTCGGAAGTCCGTGTCAGGATATGTCCGTAGCCGGAAAGAGAGATGGTCTTGGTGGTTCTCGTTCCAGTCTATTTTACGAGGCAGTGCGAATCATAAAAGAAATGAGGTGTAAGACAAATGGCAGATATCCAAGATTTATCGTGTGGGAAAACGTTCCAGGAGCCTTCTCAAGCAACAAAGGAGAAGATTTCAGAGCAGTGCTTGAAGAAGTCTGCAAAATCAAAGAAAACAATGTGTCAGTGCCTAAACCTTCAAAGTGGCAGAACGCAGGAAAAATTCTGGGAGATGGTTACTCAGTCGCATGGAGACAGCTTGATGCTCAGTTTTGGGGAGTACCCCAGAGAAGAAAACGTATCTACCTTGTCGCAGATTTTGCAGGTTGGTGTGCCGGAAAAATATTATTTGAGTCAGAAGGCTTGTCTGGGTATTCTTCGCAGAGCTTCCATTCGTGGCAAGAAACTGCCAACTGTACTTCAGAAAGCATTGGAGAAACAAGCTGCAATGGCTTAATGTTTGAAAATCACGGACAGGATTCAAGATATACAGGACCACTTGATGTGGCTCAGACCGTTCTTTCTACATTTGGCACGGGTGGAAATAATCAGCCGTTTGTAGTGCAGACTCCAAAGACACTGAAAATCAGAAGTGGCTGTGAAGGTGGCGGCAAGGGTGCGTTGATTCAAGAAAACAAGTCGGCAACTCTTGGATGCAACAATGATCAGACATTGTTTGTTCCGAAAGTTTACGGTATCTGTTCAAAAGACAGCAATGCGATGAAATCATCAAATCCCAACAGCGGTTTTTATGAGGCTAAAACAAGCAGATGCCTTGACGGTAATGGCGGTAATCCATCGTGCAATCAAGGTGGAATGGCCGTAATCGAAGGCAATGGCACAAGACCTTCTCATAAGGGTGACGGATACAAGGAATCGGACGTGATGTACACGCTTAATGCTACCGAACAACACGGTGTTGCTTATGGCATTGGCAGACCTGCAATGAATCAGGGTTACAACGCAAAGTTTTCTTTTCAGATTGAAGAGGAAGTTGAACCAACTATTGTTGCAGCGGGAGCAAGTGGAGTGGCACATCCTGTTTACAGTTCTTCAAAGGCATCGTTTTTTACGGCAGCTGAAGAAGAACTTGCCAATACTCTTGTTGCCACTGACTATAAAGACCCACCAATCATTAATGATGAGATGGAGGAAGATTATATTGTGAGAAGGCTTACACCGACCGAATGTGCAAGATTGCAGGGCTTTCCCGACTGGTGGTGCGATGACCTTGGAACAGCTGAACCAACTGATGAGGATATTGCTTACTGGAGAGAAATCTTTGAAACTCATGCAAAAGCACTGGGTAAGACAGTAAAACAAAAGACTGACAACCAAATAAGAAAATGGCTCATCAATCCACATTCCGATTCGGCTGAGTATAAGATGTGGGGCAACGGTGTGGCTCTGCCTAATGTAGTATTCGTACTTTCGGGCATTGTGTATTATTCACAGTTTCCGACAGAATAATCGGTACAGTATTCTCCACAGAATGACTTGCTATTTTAGGCTTTTAGAGTGATATATGTAGTACCGAAAAATAAAGGAGGTACGCACAATGAGAATTGAATTTGATTTAACAGGAACAGACAGAAAGAGCCTTGTAAAAGCAATTTCTGAAATCACGGGAGCAACAGCAGTCTATATGAGAACACCGACATATGCTTACCAGATTGATTACTTTACGGTAACAAGAGAAGGTGCATTAGAATTCGATGACAGAGCCGACAGCGAGGAAATTGAAAGACTACTTGAAGGACTTGCTGAGCGTGGCTTTTCAGCCACAGAAATGCCCGACACAGCCGAGTTGAGCGAGGTTGAGGAACTATTCCGAAGAAACGAAAAACGAGCCACAGGGCGAAACTGTGGCGCTTACGGTGGCAATCCCAATTGAGAAAGTCAAAGTGGGAAATCTTATGGCACTTATTGATTCTAAAGCCAGACTTATTAAGAAGGCACTTGGAATTGATGATACCTGCATCAGCATTGAAGAAGATAAGGTTTCCTTCCCTTGGTTTTCAGAACAAATCGATACGGATACCTTGCAGACCTACACACGATTTATCGCAGCACTTTGTGAAATGAGTGTAAAGCAAAAAAGAATACAGGCAAAGGAAAAGGAAGTCGACAACGAGAAATACGCATTCAGATGTTTCCTTTTAAGGCTTGGATTTATCGGAGCAGAATACAAGGCAGACAGAAAAATCCTTCTTAAGAACCTTGAGGGTTCTGCAGCATTCAAAAATGGAGCAAAGGGAGGCAAAGAATCATGAATTTTCCAAGCAGAGATATTGTTGAAAGAGTAAGGCAGGAATACCCGATAGCTGCAAGAGTTGAACTTGTTCGTATGGACGATATTCAAGCACCACCTATCGGAACAAAGGGTACAGTAAGAGGTGTTGATGATACGGCATCAATTATGGTCAGCTGGGATAACGGCAGCAGTCTGAACGTAATTTACGGTGAAGATAAATGCCGTAAAATCAGCGAGAAATAGTGGCATAAAATACACAGTTTTCAGGCTGAAAGATTGTGTATTTTATGGTTCGAATTAACTTGATATTATGTGCTTTTAGAGTGATATATAGTACTACCAAAAGGAAATACACCAAACGGAGGTACATAAAATGAACGAAAAAACAGCACATCAGATTGAGGAAATGAAAAAGCAGACCATTGGAGTTGAGGTTGAGATGAATAATATCACAAGAGAGCGAGCAGCAAAGCTTGCAGCCGACTTCTTTGGGACAGGAAGATATGAAAATACAGCAAGCAGAAACGGATACATGACCTGGTCAGCATGGGACAGTCAAGGCAGAGAATGGAAATTCCAAAAGGACGTCAGCATTGCCGGAGACGATGCCCACAAATGCGAAATGGTAACCCCAATTCTTACCTACGAGGATATGGAAAAACTACAGGAATTAATCAGAAGGCTCAGAAAGGCAGGAGCAAAAAGCGATGCCACAAGAGGTTGCGGAGTTCACATTCACATCGGAGCAAAGGGGCATACACCTCAGACAATGAGAAACCTTGCAAACATCATGGCAAGCCACGAAAGTTTGATAGCCGAGGCACTTGACCTTGACCGAGGAAGAATGAGACGCTACTGCAGAACGGTTGACCCAAGATTTTTAGAGCAGGTCAACAAGAAAAAGCCTCAGACAATGAGCAAGCTTGCAGATATTTGGTACGGTTCACAGGATTGTTGCTACGGCAGAACACAGCATTACAACGACAGCCGATACCATATGCTCAACTACCACGCAACCTTTACAAAGGGAACAATCGAGTTCAGACTTTTCCAATTTGATGCTCCTGCAGACGGAAAGCAAAACGGACTTCACGCAGGACAGCTTAAAAGCTACATTCAGCTTTGCCTTGCACTCAGCCAAATGGCAAAGGAGGTAAGAACAGCAAGTCCTAAAGAACAGCAGAAGGAAAATCCAAAATATGCGATGAGAACATGGCTTTTAAGACTTGGATTTATTGGTGACGAGTTCAAAACAGCAAGAGACCTTCTTACAAGAAGACTTGCAGGAGATACAGCATTCAGAACTGCAAGGAGATAGCCTTGTAAAACCTTAATACAAAGGTCGACCACTTCGGTGGTCTTAAGGTGGTAGAAGGGTATCCCCTTCAGAAAGGATGGAAACCATATGAGTAAACGATATTACATTGCCTATGGCAGCAACCTTAATGTTCAGCAGATGAGAATGCGATGCCCAGAAGCAAGGATAATCGGAACATCAACCATTGCAGATTATCAGCTACTTTTCAAAGGCAGTAAGACAGGCTCTTACCTTACCATTGAAAAGATGAAAGGTGCAGCTGTTCCCGTTGCTGTCTGGGAGGTAACCGAAAACGATGAGAAGGCTTTAGACCGATACGAAGGATATCCAAACTTCTATTACAAAACGGAAATGACTCTGGATATCAAGGGTATCAGAACAGGCAAGGTTCGAAGAAGAGAGGCATTTGTCTACATCATGCACGAGGACAGACCTCTTGGAATTCCAAGCTGGTATTATGTGAACACTTGCATTGACGGATACCGAGCCTTCAAATTTGATGAGCAGTTTCTTTTTAACGCAATCGAAATAAGCAGGAGGGATACACATGAAGACTAGAGAAATGCGAGCAGCAATCTGCCCTAAGTGTGGCAAGGAATATCAAGGCAGTCCGGCTCTTTCAAGAGTGGACAACAAAACTTACATCTGCCCCGATTGTGGAACAAGAGAGGCACTTGAAAGCATAGGTGTGGACGAAAAGGAGCAGGAAGAAATTCTTGCAACCATACACAGTCACACAAGGTAACAGATAAAAGAATACGCTTTTTCAGGACTCCTCGGAGTCCTTTTTTCGTGGAGGTAAAACGTGTGAGAAAACTTAAGAAATATAAACCCACAAAATTTATGGCAAAGTCTTCTCATTATGATGAGCAGATGGCAGATTATGCTGTCAGCTTTATTGAGGAACTATGCCATACCAAAGGAACGTGGGCGGGAAAGAAATTTGAACTTATAGACTGGCAGGAACAGATTATCAGAGATTTGTTTGGTGTCTTGAAACCAAACGGATACCGACAGTTCAATACAGCCTATATTGAAATACCCAAGAAACAGGGCAAATCAGAGCTTGCAGCTGCCGTGGCACTTCTTCTTTTATGTGGTGACGGAGAAGAACGAGCAGAGGTGTACGGATGTGCAGCAGACAGAAATCAGGCAAAAATCGTATTTGATGTTGCTGTTGATATGATTAGGTTCTGCCCAGCACTTATGAAAAGAGTAAAAATCCTTGAATCGCAGAAGAAAATCATATACAAGCCAACTAACAGTTCCTATCAGGTGCTGTCGGCAGATGTGGCAAATAAGCATGGTTTCAATACTCATGGAGTAATCTTTGATGAGTTACATACACAGCCAAACAGAAAACTCTATGATGTAATGACTCAAGGCTCAGGTGATGCAAGAATGCAACCTCTCTATTTTCTCATAACTACTGCGGGAAATGATACGAATTCCATCTGTTATGAGATACACCAGAAGGCACTGGACATTGAGGCAGGAAGAAAGATTGACCCGACATTTTATTCCGTTATTTACGGTGCTGACGAGTCGGAAGACTGGACAGACCCTAAAGTGTGGCAGAAAGCAAACCCATCACTTGGCATTACAGTTGCGATTGACAAGGTGAAAGCCGCCTGTGATTCTGCTAAACAGAATCCGGGAGAAGAAAATTCATTCAGACAATTAAGACTTAACCAGTGGGTAAAGCAGTCGGTAAGATGGATGCCGATGGAAAAATGGGATGCCTGCAACTTTACGGTCAATGAAGATGATTTAGAGGGGCGAGTTTGTTATGGTGGCTTGGACTTATCAAGCACAACGGATATTACAGCGTTTGTACTGGTATTTCCACCCGTTGATGAGGATGATAAGTATGTTGTTCTTCCGTATTTTTGGGTGCCGGAAGATACCCTTGACCTTCGAGTGCGAAGAGATCATGTTCCATATGATGTGTGGGAACGAAAAGGCTATCTGCAGACAACTGAAGGAAACGTTGTTCATTACGGGTATATTGAAAACTTCATCGAGAATTTGGGTGAGAGATTCAATATCCGAGAGATAGCTTTTGACCGTTGGGGTGCAGTACAGATGGTTCAGAACCTTGAAGGAATGGGATTTACAGTTGTTCCTTTTGGACAGGGTTTTAAGGATATGAGTCCACCTACAAAAGAATTAATGAAACTTGTACTTGAGCGGAAGATTGCTCACGGAGGTCACCCTGTTCTCAGATGGAATATGGATAATATTTTTATTCGTACAGACCCTGCAGGGAACATCAAGGCAGACAAAGAAAAATCAACAGAAAAAATAGATGGTGCTATTGCAACAATTATGGCACTTGACCGAGCAATTCGTTGTGGCAATGAAGTGACTGAATCAGTTTATGACACAAGAGGATTGCTTGTATTTTAATTTTGCAGAAAGGTATGGTGATGATAATGGGTATTCTCAAAGGCTTATTTAGGACAAGAGATGCTCCTACAAACAGAACAAGCGGAAGTGCCTATTCATTTTTTATGGGAAACTCCACCGCGGGAAAAAATGTGAATGAAAGAAGTGCCATGCAGATGACTGCAGTTTATGCGTGTGTGCGTATTCTTTCAGAGGCAATCGCAGGCTTGCCACTTCATGTTTATCGTTATAACTCAGATGGTGGAAAAGAAAAGGCATTAGATCATAATCTTTACCACTTGCTGCATGATGAGCCGAATCCGGAGATGACTTCCTTTGTCTTTAGGGAAACACTTATGACACATCTGCTTTTGTGGGGTAATGCCTACGCACAGATTATACGAAACGGCAAAGGAGAGATTATTGCACTGTATCCGTTGATGCCGAACCGTATGAGAGTTGACCGTGATGATAAGGGACATCTGTATTATGAATATCAAGTGAGTTCAGATGATGCTCCTACAAATAAAGGCTCTACCGTAAAACTTACCCCTGATGAAGTTATGCATATTCCCGGTCTTGGTTTTGACGGTCTTGTTGGTTACTCGCCAATAGCAATGGCCAAGAATGCTATCGGACTGGCAATCGCAGCGGAAGAGTATGGAAGTAAGTTCTATGCCAATGGGGCAGCTCCTAGTGGTGTGCTTGAACATCCCGGAACACTGAAAGACCCATCAAAGGTAAGAGATAGTTGGTCGCAAACCTTTGGTGGCAGTGCAAATTCGCATAAAGTTGCCGTACTGGAAGAAGGAATGAAGTACACACCGATTTCCATTTCTCCTAATGAGGCACAGTTCTTGGAAACAAGAAAATTTCAGATTAATGAGATTGCTCGAATTTTCAGAGTACCTCCCCATATGGTAGGTGATCTTGAAAAATCGAGCTTTTCTAATATTGAGCAGC